TATAAGAAATACCATTTGCTGTTTCAGAAACGAAACGTAACTGTCCTTCAAGTTTACTTTCAATAAATGCTTCAATTTCAATGTCATTGTAAGCAAGGTTAGTTGTTACATAAGTGATAGTATCAGCTTCAACACCTGAACCTGTTGAAAGGTATGTAATTGAAGTAACCCCATTATCAACAGCCAAAGTATAGTCGGTATTAAGAACTAAAGCACCTGCTGTGGAACCTGTAACAGAAGTTATTGTTAAATACTTTAGTGCCAGTTCATAAGCTGTATCAATAGAGAATGTAACTAAATCAGCAAGTGTACCATTAGCAGAAACAGCAGAAGTGTTGTTCGTACCAAGAAATGCTTTTGTAAGCATTTCAGGAGAAATCTCAACTGTATCAATAGCTAACTTACCTGTAACTTTTTTAAGGATTGATAAATCCTCAAGAGCAATTTCGCCCTCAGTGTTATCGTGTGTAATTGTTTCAATCTCAGAAGAGAAATTCACATTTTCAGTTTGACCAAAAGCAACTTCAGTACCTTTAACTCCATTGACTATTGGTGCGAAGTATAAAGCACCACCACCTGTGTTATAATATTTAGACTGTGCAGACATTAAATTGTCCCCTTTATTTTTTAGCTATAATTTTTACTTCAAAAAATAGATAATCAATTTCCATATCACCTTGTAGTTCTACATTAGAACCTACAAATGTGAATAGTAAATCATTATCAACACTTTCTTGAATTAGTGCATCAACTAGAGCTTCATTGTTAGTAGTTACAACTAAGGCTATCTTTACTGTTCTTGTCATCGTGTTTTGTCTTTGTTCTCTACTTATTACAATAGCTCTAGCCGATTTCTCGCCTTCAAGTTTGCATCGAGCAATAATCAAGTCTATAACATTCTGTTCAGTAATTCCAACTTCGTTCATAATCTACACCTCTTGTAAAAAGATATTTAAACCTGTTTCAAACTCATCAGGAGAGTAATCCACAATACCGTAAACAACACTTTTAATTTCTAAAGTGTCGTTCTTTGAAACGTGAGGCATATCAGCAAAAGCACACCAAGCGTGATAATACTGAGTACCTAACTTATCCAACGGCTCTTCAAAAAATTGAATAACTACAGTTGTGATATTGCTACCAGCCCTATAAATCGCATCTTGGCTGAAGTCGTCATTGAGAAATATCCCAGTAACATCCTCGGTCAATAATTGATTAAAAGTTTTAGTAGCCATTGGTTTATCCTATCTTAACATTTACAGAACCAGCAACACCAGCTTTAGCTGACCAAGCAACACCAGCCTTAGTGTTATCCGTAGCAGTTGTTGTTAATTCAGTACCACTCCAATAAAGGATTGCACCTACAGTAACAACATTAGCAGTTGTAGCTGGGAAATTATAAACACCAACAACATCAACAGAAATACTCTCGCCAGTTAAACCCGCAGTCTGAGCCACACCAATAGAACCTCCAGCATTAACACCTGTCGCTCCAAAACTAACTACATCGCCAACATCTGTGTCAACTAATGCCACCATCATTAAAACATTACCATCATATACTTTACTCATAAAAATCTCCTATAATCACATATAAGCCGAAGCTTATACATTTCCTCTATAAAGACCTTTGTAGTCTTCAGCCATAACACCCATATCAAATATACCTTCAAAAGTAGTACGAGCTAATGTAGAATCATTAACTTTAACAACTGGAGAACGGTTAGTACCTGCAAGGAAACCCATTTTGAAAGTTCTACGGTCAGCAAGTAAATACCAAGCTGTGTCCGAATTAATTTCAGGGTCAACTATTAACTCATATAAGTTTTGGTTTACATTTGGAACAGCAATATTGTCAGCACCAAGTTTTTGTGTAGCACCAAGGATTTCACGAGCTGTAACTTCAAGAGCTGGTGATATAATTAAGTATTTAGGCTTAATGTTAAGTTTAGTCTTCCCATCTACAGATAAATGTTTAGACATAGCTAAACGACCAGCAGATAATGAAGTAGAACTTAATGCTGAAGTGGCAATATTCTTACGAGCTGTGGCATAAAGAGCAATACCGTCAGCTAGTTTATATGATGAATAATCTCCAACAGTTTGAAGGATGTCATAAGCAATACCGTTAGCAGTTGTTTGAGCCATAGTACCAAAGTTAGCGATTAGGTTTGTAAAGTTACCCAAATCATCATTAATCAACATCTCACGAGTAATAACAAACTTGTTACCAAATGATTCAATTTTCCAAGACTCAGCTTGTTCAGTCCCACCAAGTTCAGCTAAATCGCCATTCTCAAGAGTCTTATCTAATCTACCACCACCCGTGCTAGTAGTAAGTTCCGTCATTGTTCTGAAATCAGGAACTTCTACTTCTTTCATCCAAGCTTTATATGTACCAACTTGTGCTTCAAACTCAGATACTAGAACTCTAGCTCCAACAGATTGTAGTAAAAGTGGGAAATCGCCAGTAACTAAAGAACGTTCAGCAATTTCATGCTTAGAAGCATGTCTTAAACTATCATCAGCAAGTAAATCAGTTGCAATCTCAGTAAGTTGCATAAAACGATATTTATCAGCACCCTCTGAAGGTTTAGCAATATTTGCACCAGCTCTTAAAGCAAGTCCATCAACCATAGCATCAATCATCTTGCTTCTCTCAGCAACAGAATCGGTTTGAGGTTTAACATCTACACTTGCACCCGCAAAGTCAGATAATATTTTAGCTCTTAATTCTTCATCTGATGGTTTAACATCTTTGAAAGACTCAAGTGCTTTAACACCACGCTCTCCAAAATCAGCAACAGTTGCAATAATGGCTTTCTCACGTTTTAACTCAGCTCTTTCTAATACTATTTCAGCTTTTTCAGCTTCCATATTAGACTTCTGAGCCTCTACAAGATTTCTCATCTCGTCATTTTGTTCTTTGTTACGCTTTGACATAGCTTCTAGCTGTGCAAGACGTTCTAATTGTTCTTTATCCATTTTAGGACTCCCTGTAGAATTATCTGACCTTTTTTTAGCACCACTATCGAAACCAATTCCGACAGCACTTACCTCAAAAATATCAAAGTTCGTAACAGTTACTACATCCTGTTCATTCTCAGCACCTCTCGTAACCACATAGTCACGAATCTCATATCCAATACTTACATCAGTTAAAATTCCCTCAGAATATTTACGATAAATTTTCTGCGAGTCCTCATCACTTCCAAAAGTAACATCGCCAATAAGTTCTCCACCGTCTGCTCTCACATTTGATATTTTACCTACAGCACTATCCACACTTCTCTCGTGGTTTTTGAAAAATGTATTCAAGCGAGAAGATGTAGCACCTGCTATATCTAATACTTCTGAATAGTATTCTCCTGAACCCCAGTCAAAACGCACACCAGCATTGTTATCACTAACAAAAACAAATGATAAAGTGTTAGTATCATTCTCCTCACTAGCTCTAGCAACAATGGATGTAACTTCACGAGTCTGTATGTGACCCTTTAAAGCTTCTCTTTTCTGAATTTTATTCATCTACGTATCCTTTTTTGTATCGTTAGCCGACTCGCCACCTGACATTTGTTCGTCAATATCAGTTGTACCATCATCTGTACTATCAGATTCCTCTTCAAGTATCAGTGTGTAATCAGGCACACCGTATTTAGCTTTAAGCTCAATCTCTTTAGCTTTCTTAATGATTATCTGTTCGTAGTCTTCGCCATTCTGACTAGCCACATCTGACTCACAAGTGATACCCATTTGTATTTTCTTCTCGATAGCAGTTATCTCTTTAAGGGGGTCAACTAAATCTCGCTTAGGCATAATCCATTTAGGCATAACCCATTTCTCAGGAGACTTTTGAATACCTGTAGCTTTAACTTTACCTGTTAGTGAAGATATTTTCAACCAAGTTTCATACACATCGTTGAGTATGTAGTTAGTTAAATGTATCTGCTCGTGGTCAAAACGTTTGAAGTCTTGGAGTAATGATGCTCTACTTGATGCAAAGTTTACTTTAGAGTAATCTCTGAAAGCTAGTTCGTATGAAATCTTACGAGCTGTAGCAATTAAACGGATAGTATTCTCACTAAATTGTACATAATCTGTTGCAACTGAGTCAGGGTCAAGTTTCTCAATACTCTCGCCTTGTTTCATATATAAAACAGAAACCCCGTTAATTGACTGTATATCTTGAGCAATATTGGCACCAAACTGTCCTGAACCTGAACTTTGTACCGTATAGGCAATATTCGCTCTTGCTCTGGCACCCTGTATAGAAGCCGTTTGAAATGCTGAAAAGTTCTTTATATCTAGTATAGCTTGCTTATATTCAGACATTCCTCTCATTTGTGAAGGCCTATCGGCTAAAAAGTAGTTGATTATATATTCAGCTTTGATTGAGAATGATTTGTTGTTCAAATCAAGGAAGTGGTACACTTTAGGTACACCAGTAACATCAGTCTCGATACCACCATCTTGTCTACCTGAATCAATGGCATCTGCTTCAATTAGTTGAAGTTTAAGACCTTCTTTAGTAACTTTCTTATAGATATAGATTTCTCCATCAACCATACGAGACTTTAATATCATTCGTTGCATATCAAAGAATGTGAACTTAGCAGTAACATCACAGTTACTTGGTTTCTCAGCCCATCTTTTAAATTCTTCTTCTACTGTTCTATCAAATGTATCTTTACCTGTGACTGACTGTAATGAAATACCTGTACCAATAACATTGTTAATGATAGCATTGTCAATATTATCCATAATAGGATTGTTAGCTGATAACCATCTAGCTCTAGCTCGCATACGGTCTCTTTCTGATTTAGCTGTAGACTCGAAATCTGAGGTAGCGTTACCAAAAATCCTTGTTAGCTTGGGTTATCTTACTACCCTCATAAAAACCTCGTTTATATGATTCTGCTTTATTTTTTGTAAAAAAAGATGATAATACATTACCTAAAGTATCAAACATTATAATATCTCCTCGTCTAATATTTTCTCTATAGTCCATCTTTTATTATGTGGCACACTCATAGTCCTACTCCAAAACTTATTTGAGCTGAACCACGAGTTATAGATTGACCAGCAATAACATCACCTTCATTTTCTAGTCTAGTTGTTAGGTACATCTCACGTTTATGTAACCACTCAAGGTCTGCTCTTTGAACTGAACGACCATTGATTTCATAGCGTTGATTCATCTGAACAGCCTCGATTGCCTCTTGTACTTCAGCTAACTGAGTACCCCAAGTTTTAAGTGTAACTGCCATCTTAATTCCCTCTAACACATTTTTCTATAATGAAGTATACCATAACTTGTGAAGAACATCAAAACTCGTCAAAATGGTTTGATACATTAGGGTTAAGGTTATTATGAGTTTGTGTAACTTGCTGAGGTGTTATAGGTACACTACCAACGTGTATAATTGGATGTAAGAGTGAGTTAGGTTGAATGTTCATTACAGCTAAGACACCTAGAGCATATACCCTACAGTCAAGTGCCTCATTTCTAGCTCGAATGGCAACATAGCGACCTGTCTCGTCTCTCTTCTCAGCAGTAAGCATCTTGAAATACTTGTCATTATATACGGGTTTGTTAGGAAAGTGACAATAGTTCGCACCAACCTCTGTAATCCCTAAGTTGGAATAAAAATCATCCTTGAGTACAGTAACCCCTATACTAAACAGCGTTAATTCATTCGGAGGCATTTGATGTATCCGTTTGTTTGTTATAGGTGATGTTAGTTGGTTTGCACCCTTGAAAGCAAATACTCTCTGATTAATACGAGCTTTACAGTAATCGTATATCTGTTTAGTCCTGTGACCACCTGAATCAATACCTGTGCCACTTATCTTCATAACAGAACCATTCTCTCGTACAAACTCTTTAGTAAATAGGTATATATCTAATATCCGTTGTGTCTCCTCGAACTGAGGGTCTCCCGCAATAACCTTATAGTCAAGACTCCAAGTTTCTCCATTAAGCCCGTGACCTACAACCTCAAGTTCAAATCTATCATCCTGTGTATCTACTCCACAAGTTATAACAAGAACTCCATCAGGAACTTCTGCATCATATTGTTCAACTCTATCGTTAGCATTATCAATATTTACACCATCAAGTTGTTTCTCAAATACAGAAGCATTACGAGTATTCTGCCAGACCTGCATAAGTCTTGAGTCCCCACGCTTCATCTGTCGATAGGCTTTTATAAACTGTTCAGCTACCTCATTCCAAGACAACCAACCCATAGGAGCGTAGAATGATGGTAGTCTGTATCCTTTGTGGATGTGACCTTCATTCATTGGAGTCCACACACCTTTCGACATCATCTGGGTTTTCTGATACTCTGCTATAAGTGAACCACATTCAGGACATCCACAAGTTACATCTCCCTTAAGCATACCTTTGTCATCAGTTTCATAAGTCATATACTCCCACTTGTAAGCAATATAAGTTTGACAATCAGGACAAGGCATTAAATATTCTCGCTGGTCGCTATCAGCAAACTCAACTTCTATATTTGACTCCCCACTAACTGTTGGTGTTGAGTTGATGTATATCTTCTTGTTAGCAAAAGCATCTGCTCTAGCTTTACCAAGCTCCATAACATTACCTTCTCCAAATGAACCGAAGCCGTCAACATCATCTAGGATTACTACACGAGCTGAGAATGAACGAAATGATGCTGTTGAGTTTGACCAACCTAGTTGAAGGTTTCCACCAGCTACCGCTTTAGTAAATATTTCACCCACATCATCCTTGTTCTTTCCGCCTGTGACTTTCTGAGCAAGGTGAGGTATAGCTCTAAGGCTAGGGGTAATCCTCCTTTTACTTGTACCCTTAGCAAGGGTTTCAGTAGGTAGTATGTATAAAATGGGACAAGGGTAGAAGTCCAAGTAACACATAGCAATATTGTCAGCAATCGAGCTGAAACCTAACTGAGTTCCTTTAATGACTTTAACCTGTTGTGTTTGGCTAGTTGGTGACAGTTCATCCATTATTTCCTTCAGGTATGGTGTTCGGTCAGTTCTCCACTTACCAGCCTCAGCCGAAGCCTCACTGGTTAATATTCTGTAAGTATCTGCCCATTCTGATACTGTGTATCTAGGGTCAGGCCTAAATCCGTTTTGTATTCCAACTACTACGGGATTCATACGAAACTGTCCTGACTAAAACCATTCAACATTGACAGCGACTCTTTGTATAGGAACTCTTTTATTTCGTGAGCATTAGTCATTGTAGCTAGTTCATTTGCTAGTCGTTCAGGTTGGGTTAATATCTTATCTCGGATAGCTCTTGAAGCAATAAAAGCTTTATTCTCTACCTCTGCCCGTAGGATGAGGTTTCCCTGTTGAAGGTCATATTCATTCTTGACCATCTTACCTTGATATATGGTTTTGTAGATGTTGGCTTCAGTTATTGTAGCAGATGAGTCTAGTTCTTTTATCTCATCCATAAATTCTTCCTGTGTTTGTCCAGCTTTTGGGTCAGGTAACTTGTTTATCTTGTCGTGGGTTGATACAGGCTTACCTATACCTGATACCTTGAGGGCTTTACTTACCTCAGCATAATCGTAGTATTTCTTTTTTGCTCCAGCTAGGGAGTGGTAAGGAATAGTCCCTCTATTTACCGCTTGGATAAATGAAGTTTTAGTGAATGTGGCTCGTCCATCTTTAGCTAGGCGAGCAAGTATATCTTTCTGTATCATCATCTTTGACTCATCCATTGTAATCCTTTTGCTTTACTAAAAGTATAGCTAAAAGTAGGGTGAAACCCAAATGGTTATATATAAGGGCTTTAGGCTAACCCTCTTAAAGTAGGGGGGTTAAAAATTTTAAATCAAGTGAGATTCGGGCTTTGCCTCA